ATGCGCTCATATAGTAATAATTGAGCGAATCCATTACGACATTCGTTTTGTCTGTTTGATTTTTCCCATTTTCACTTGAGCAGCCAAGTATCATTGGTGATATTATCAAAACCAAGGCAATAACATACAATACTCTTTTAGTTTTCATAAGTGTGTGATACAGAAAGACTTTTCGCGGCTTTCGTTTTTGACCCTGCAAAGGTAAAACTATTTGCTTAAAATCTCAATTTCTTTTTGAAAAAATTTAATGTCAATTGTTTCTTTCTCAACTCACAACCAATTTACATGCGGCTAAATTACCAAATTTATCGTAACCGTAAACAAATTCCAGCAAAAATCCCGCGGAATTATTTTGTCTCGCAGATAAACGCAGATTGCTCGCAGATTTTTAGATTTTTCTCACGCAGAAACGGCGGAAACAGCGGAGGTTTTATTTGCTGATGCGAGTTTTTCTTTGACTTTTAAAAAAAATCCCTGAAAGTCATAATGGTTTCAGGGATTTGACATCTTGGCTATTTTTCAAGCAATTCTTCACATTTCAGCCTGAGTTCCGGCGCGACACCAAGCTCTGTGCGCTTTTGTATGTATTCCTCGTATGACAGAGGGCCATAGACATCGGCTGTGCGCAAGGCTATTATCCAAAACTGATGGATTGGACTATTCTCCAACATTCTATAGCTTGAATTAATGTTGTTGGGCTCGTTAGGCCGGATACTGTGGAGAAACTTGCCGTTTTCATCATAAACATGTTCTTCAATACCAAATATGCTGTCTATTGGTTTCTGGTCCACCAACATAAAATCAGAATCTGATTTTTGTTCAGAAACATAACAAGGCACGACCCACCATCCATAGTCACAGCCAATGAATCTCACTTCATTTTTTCCACATTTGTCATGAAACTTAAAAAACTTACCTTCAACCTCTTTGGTTGTTTTGGCATTTTTTTGTATCATGATTGTGGTATCACCTTTACACAGAATGACACTTCGATAACCATATTTTCCATCTCCTGTGCAGAGGCTAAATTTATATTCATCGTGCTCAAAAAAGTTATGGTAGAGTATATAATCAAAAAATTAAAAAATCCACTTTTTAAAATTAAAAAGTACATTTTCAGACAAAAATATAAGGCTGTGTTTTAGTTGCACAGCCTTATTTGTTTAATGACTTTAAATGCCTTTTGTCAGACGTTTAAATCGAATTTGACACCTGCTTCACCGGCTAACAGCTGCTTGGTTCTCTCTATATTGTTTTCATATATGTGAACATTCCCAAGATAAAGCGTTATAGAGTTTAAAGGCAAGTTTATTTGACGTGAAATCAAATATAAGTGATACATGTCAGCTGGCAAACCCAAATTCGCGTCACTGCTTCTTTGGTATGCTGTCATAACAAGTTCACCGTTTTCTATCTGGAACTGCACAAGCGAAATACAAGGCGCCTGGTTGCTCTCTGCATCGGTGGCACCGAGAAACAGCACGTAGTTTTTGCTGTTGCGCTTCTCCCTGTTAATTTTTGCAATTAACGGAGGCAGTTTCTCCATATAAGTCGGGTAACTGTTGACCAGTACTGAACCGCAATAGTCCCACCACGTTATTCCGGCTTCGCGGTAGCGTTCTGTCATACGTTCGCCTTCCATAAAAAGCTGCAACTCGCTTTTCAGCTTGCCTCGCGCTATCGGATGGCCTTCAAATATTTCCTTGTAGTCGCCTTTCACAACCTCTATGCCGTCAAGGTAACCGTCTGCAGGGCTGTAGTCGTTAAGGCGCACTTTGTTGTAGAAGGTCTGCTTTTTCAGTCCCTCAAGCGAGGTTTCGTACTTCATCGAGAACAACAGGGATGACGAAATCGACACAAAGTCAACAAAGCCAGTCTCTTTTTCAAGAATTGAAATAATGGCTTCCTTTTTCTCCTTCGGGATCAGCGAATGCCTCTTCAGTCCGGCCACAACCTCCCTGAAGGCGTGCAGCAGACGGTTTGTGTTCGGGATGTTTCTGACCCTGTCGGCAAAGTTGTCGAAATCGTTGAAGATGACTCTCGCATCAGGCCTTTCGTCCTTTGATATGCGTGCCAGAAGCCCGGAGCCGCCGAACAGGTCAACGATTGTTGTACACTCTGGATACAGCTTCAGAACCTCTCTGTAAGCCGATGCGAAGTTCCGCTTCTGCCCTTGGAACGGCAATGGTGCGGACGACCAATTTTTGGTTTTTGCTGTCATTTTTTGTTTTGGTTTTAAGTTATTGTATATGCGGTTTCAAAATTTTGGTTTTGGCTCTGAAAAAATTTTGGTCTTTGGTCTCAAAAAAATATCTATCTTTGCAGTCTCCTACCATTTTAATGAAAAAAGGTGCATGCACACCGTGAAGACTTACGCCTTCTGTCGTGGTGTGCATGCACCTTTGTCGTTGCTCTGGGGTAGGAGCCGAGCAACGGAGATGGAGGGCTTTTTATGTCCCAACAGGGACAATGTTGTTTTCGGTATAGTATTTCACAACCTTCTTGTTTGTCGGATCAGGCACTTTCAATGTGCTGCCTGCACTGACCGGACTGATGGGCAGTTCGCCGTTCATGCCTGCAATATCGAAAGCCGCTTCAGCCGAGCCGCAATGCTGCACGGCAACATCCCAAATGTTTTGTCTTGCCTGTACTGTTATTTTCTTCATAACAACTAACTAATAGGGGGTTCGGGTGTTTGTTGTTCATTGTCATTAATAGTGTTGGTGTCTCGTATTTCGTATTGCGTGGCTGCGACATAGATCAGACCGCTGATTCTATCTTCCTGCTCACCTCGCCATGTACCAGACCCATTATTAATGTGCAGATAACCACTGGGAGTTGACAGATATGTGTCATTCTGTATCGGCGACGGCAGTCCTGTTATCGTCTCGTTGTCATATACAACGCCACGTAGCACAACAAGTCTGCCGATACGTTTAAATTGCACGTACTCACTTGAGGTGTTTGTCCAATCGCTTTCGGCTTCTGCGTGGTTGTATTTGATGATGTCTCTCAATGTCCATGCACCTACACCGAGACGTATTCCTGAATTATATGCAGCTGACCTCTCCACCACAGTAGGGGTCAGGTAATCATCACGCCACACATTGGCGACATTTTCAGTTGTCAAGTCGGCGTGTATGAAGTCTTTAGCTCCGTTCGGGTCATAATATGTGGTGCGTGTAAGTTTGACAACAGGGTTGGTGAACGATGTCACATTTGTTGTGGGCAATGCCCTCACCGGCAGAATTTCACCTCCCCACCAGAACCAGCCCGCAGGCATGGCAAGGGTATTTGTGGCCGGTTTGTATGGCGAGCAGCCACTTATTGCGAAATAGCTTTTCGACAGTCCAAGTTCAGCTACAATGGCTTCAATGGCCTCTTTAAAACCGTCTTGGATGAATTTGATGTCCGACTGCCACAATGGCATTCTGCCTGCGCTGTTTGTTTCAAGTTTTTTCATTTTATTTGTGTTTTAGTTTGATTAATCCTGGATCACAGTGTATTGTTTCCCTGCAAGTTTGTATGTGTCCACAATTTTTCTCAAAGCGTCAATGCCGCCGTTGTTGTTGAATGCCTGCTTCGCCTGGTTGTTCATGGCGGTCAGCCTTAAAACCTCGGTCAAGTGCACCTCGAATCCGAAGCCTGACGCGCCTTTCGACCGGTCAAATACTATGCTGTAGTCTTCCGGCGGTTCCTCGGGGTCATGGTTCTGCATATCCCAATCCTGTTTGCCTGCGACATCATAGTGTATGGAATTCTGCAAGTCCCAGCTGCCGTCTGGTGAGATGTAGAATTCCTTCACCATTTCGGGCTCGCTCAGGTAGATGACAGGCGAAACCGCATCGTAACTGCCGATCATAAGCCTGTTAATGATATTCTCAAGCAGCCGCACTTGGCCGTTGTACGACATGCGCTGTCTTTTATTGGACACAAACGAATTGAAATGTGCGTTAATGCTCTTTATTGGCGCAAGAAGCGCTTTGATGAAGGCAAGCAATACCGGCTTCCTTATGGCAATTGGTGTCAACTGTTCCGCCAAAGTGTCATAGTTCATGTCTGTGCTTATATTTTTCGGCATTGTATTACTGGTTTATCATATCATAACAAACAATTTCATCCAACAGGAAATGACCGCTGTTGGAACGGTGGTTTTGGATGAAATCCCCAAAATTGCGTGTTGTGTCGTTCGACGGGCTGTATATGCTGCCGTCCGCTATGGTGACATCCTCAACACCGTCAACAGACTGTATGGCATCCAGCAGCTTCGTTTTGTTGAACACACCGCCGTACACTATACCGTTAAGATATTCAAGGACGGCGTTCTCAATGACCGATTCGCCGTCACTGATGCGATTCATGTTTGAATCAAGCACCATCGGATTTCGCCAAATGTTCAATTCAATGGCTACCTCGTCAGGGTCATAGCTGTAGCACACGGCGTATGTACCCGCAAACTTTATCTCATTGACATAGTTTTGCAGAGCCGCCAGTTCCGTGGCAGTCAGAGCCTCGTATGTGCTGTCGCCTTTGTTGACTTTGACAAGGATTCCGTTTTCGACTTCCAATACGGCGCAATGTGTGATGATGCGCTTGGTCTCATCAACCACGTCGTAAGTGCCGTTTTCATTGAGTTCGTCGCCGTACTGGAACTGCATGACTTTATTCCAATACCACGACACGGTACCCGGTAAGGCGGCGGCTATGCGTTCCTCAACTTCCTCGCAAAACTGGCCATAGAGCCATTCGACGGTACGTGCCGCCATCGTCATAATGTAAATAAGAAGATTAAGTATGGAAACAGACGAGACCTGGCTGTCCCATTCCTCATTGGAACTGAGTCCAAAAGCGGTGCGGAGTGTCTCATCGGCAAGCACCGCATCCGTTATTTCTTTTTTAATCTCTTCTTTCGTTCTCATATTCAGCATCTATTTTTATATGGTCATTTGTTATCTCAAGCGAACGCACCTTGATTCCGTCTCTTGACAGTTCCTCGCGTATCTGGCGCTTCCAATGGCTGCCGTCGTCATCATTCAGCGCATCGTCAATGCCGCAGCCAATCATGGGCTTTTCCTTCCATTCCCCCTTGTTTGACTTGAGTATCAGAGCCTGGTTCTGTACCGTGACATCACCGACGACAAGGTCATGTGCGCTTGGGTCGGCCAGCAACCCATATTCATCAGTAAGCAGTATGTCCGTTCCTTTCATGATACCGCACCATTTAGGGTTGCAGGCTTTGTTTCGCCAACGCCTGTTTTCGGATCGACACTCACTTGAAGTGACGGCACGGTAATAGTTGCCGATTTAAGCCAGTTTTCAAAAGCTGTTGCCATCGCATCCACAATATCCGATGTCAATGGGTCAATGTTCCTCAATGCGGTTTTTAATGAATCAGTGTTTAGCATGTTATCAGTGTTTTACTTTTTCGTTTTCCAGATCTTGATATTTTGTTATTGGCTGTAGCTGTTTTGTTGCCCACGACGTTATGGCCGTTTTGAGTGCGGCGCCGCCGTCGTAAACAACAGGCGCCCATCCGTTGATTTTGTTCTTCAGATCGTTGATGTCTTTTTCAATGGCGCTGATCTTGTCGGCGACGGCTTCCACCTTCGCCATCCCGTGGTTGTCGCCGCCGTTAATGACAACAGTGCCTTTGCAGTTTATGTTGATGTCGCCGCCTGTCTCGATGTCGATTTTCTCTATCTCCGACCAGCCGATTACTTCAAGCTGCCTCAATTCGCCGCTGATGTCCACGGCTGTAACATAACTGCCTGTCTTGGGCGTGACAAGCAGCTGTGATTCCTCGCCGTTGACGATGGAACGCAGCCGGACTTTTGTCAGCTTGAGTTCCCCGACTGATATGGTGCAGGTGTCACCGTCAACGCTTTCAACCTTCCCGGTGAGAAGCAACGGGGTGTTCTTCCCGTTCATCGCGCGGATGGACCGCTTTATTTGCCCGTAAACATCGCCCATCAGCCGATTCTCCTTCCAAGTTTAACAATGCGCTTGCCGCCGTTGGCCGAAAAATCTATTTCCGTGCCTGTCACGTAGTAAACGCCTTCTTTGTATTCGTAATCCTTGTCGCACAGTTTCACCGCGGAACCGGGTTCAACGTAAGGAACCAGCCAGCCCGTGAACGAGCCTTCATACCCGTCGTAGCACCACATATTAAACTCATTCTCGGCCACATTTTGGGCTTGCGACTCTGATATGCCGCTGACTATCCTCTTGACTGACCTGCCGCCTGTGCTGCCGTGTTTTATCTCTTTCTTTGTGCCGTCAGGATTGGTTATTTCAATAGTCACCTCAACCTTGCGGTCGCTTGCCTTGCGGTATTTCAGGTTTGAAGTCTCAATGTTTCTCGTGAAGTCATAGACAACCGTGTCACCGGCCACATCGGCGTATTGCGGCTGAACATGGAGCGTCTGCCCGTCGAAAAAGATGTTAGCCTTGGTCTCCTCCTGGATTTTTTTGAGGACGTCACAGCCGGTCGCCCTGTATATGGTGAATTTCTCCCATGTGAAGTCAAATGCGCATTCGACGTTATATGACGAGTCTATCTGCGAACAGACTTTATTGAGCAGGGCGTTCAGGCTTATTTCCGTCATTTCCTCGTCTTTCAGCGACTTGTCAAACAGATAGATGGCGTCTTCACATTCTAATGTAAGATTCCCCGCATCCGTATTTATGGCTTTTAAATAGCCCTTAAACTCCGTTTCAAGATCGTCATCATAACCGAGGTTGATTGTGACCTCATCACCGGCGGTCAGCTTGTCTTCGACTTTCAAAGCGCTTCCCTCCACCATTGCCGGCAATGTGATTGTCGCGGTGTCGCTTAACTGTTCCACTGAATGTTTGATTTTCACGGAATCAATCATTTTAAGGCGGTACCTGCCAATGGTTATGTCGAAATCCATCCTCAACATCATGCCTCCTCCAGCAACTCATAGCTTGAGTCGCTCAATGCGGTTATTGTGAACTGTTGGTTAAGCACGCCTGGCGTGAAAGGGAGTTCCAGCCCCTTGATCGCAATGCGCGTAACGTCATATTGCTCATTCACCGGCGGACAGGTTATCTCGACGGATTCCCTCAAAGAACATATCTCGGCGAGTTCCTTAATGGCCGACGCCAGCTCCTCTGATGTTTTGCAGATGATAACGCCGCTGATGTTGATACTCCAGTCACCGACAGCCCAGCTTTCTTTTATCGTGCCTTGTTGCCGGGGTTTCGCAACCTGACGGCATACAATGGTGTTTTCCCTTGACACTGCAATCAACGGGTCGCTTTGCAGGTTGCAGCGCTTACCGCCGCCTTCAAGGGTGACCGGGCATACATATTCAGCAAAGCCTTTGTCCCCCATACCCTCCGGCAGCGGGAATTCTTTGGCTATCGCAGCCCTGACTAAATTCAAACCACCTACCAACATATCAACCGGCTGTTGTTTCCGCCATGCCTAAAATGCGTGCCAGCATAGAAGCAAGGCGCTGTTCCATATCCTGTTCGTTCTCATCATAACCCCCGCTGAAGTTGATGCTCTCCACCATCTTCCCGAGGTTGATATTCACCGTGGTGTTACGTGTGCCGCCCGTGGCTGTGGCTGAAACGCTTTTGTCAAGCGTAACATCAAGTTCCTTGCCGCCGCCACCTCCGAGTCCGCCATTGGCGGCACCCATAAGACCTTCCATTGTTCCGGCAAGACCGGGCTTGCTTTTTTCATCAAACTCTTTCCATTTCACCTGCCAGATGTCAATGTCCTGACGAGCCTGTCTCAATTCATCGATCTTGCCCTGCGCCTCGGCGATGGCTTCAAGGCGTTTGCTGCGTTGTTCCTCAATCCTGGCGAGACCTTCACCGGCACCCTCCGAATCCCAAAGAGACTGTACTTTATACCATCCCTCCGCAATGGTCTCAAAGCCTGTCATGAAAAAGTTCTCGATCTCAAGCCATTTCTTGTGGAGCCATGCGCCGCACTGCTCGAACGTAAGCTTCAGATACTCCATTAGGTTGCCCCATGTCTCGCCCCAGCCTTTTGTTTTGCTCACAACAGCCACAATGGCCGCAATGAGTGCCGCGACAAGAATGATGACAACACCTATGGGGTTGGCTGCCAGCACGGCGTTGAGGATGCCTTGCACAAGCACCCAGCCTTTTACGACCACAACGATTGTGCCTATGACGGCCGCAAGCGTCGCGAACAACGTCTGGTGATCTTCGATATAACCAATGACATTGTTGACCAGATTCATGACCTTTTCCACCGTCGGCATCAAATCAGCCTTGACTTTCACCCACAATGCGCCTATGCGCTCCTGGATGTCGCCAAGGCTGTTGTCAACCTGCTTTATCTGGCCTTCCGGTGTGGCCGCGAGGGCCTCGTTCATGCCGCCGACACTTTGCCCGATGACCTCCGCGAGCGTCTCGACCCTTTCGGCTTCGGTTCCGTATTTGAGAATCTGCTCCTGCGCCTCGTCGAATTTGTACCCGTAACGGCTCAACGCGCCGACCTGCCCTTCCATAACCTTGCCCATCATGCTGCCGATGGTGACAGCCTGCTCCTGCGAGGCGTTAAGGCCGTATTGCTGCGCCAGCATGTCGTTCATCACGGGGAGAAGCTTCCGCAGGCTCTCCGTCTTGGAAAGGTACGTGCCGAGTTCCTGGGCGCCGGCGAGCTGTACTTCGTCACCGATGACGCCGAGCTGCTGTTGCGCCGACGCCAGATCTTTTATGGATTGTATCTCCTCATCGGTCGCGCCCATGGTGTTAAGCATGACACGCGCCAGTTTGGCTTCCGCCTCCTGTTGGATGTTGTTGGCGGACGTGCATTGGTCCAACGTCGAAGTGAGACGCCCGAACATGTTGTTGACCGCCTCGAAAGCCAGGCCTGCATCGCGTATCTTGGCCATTGACTCAGAGAAGTTGTTGACCTTCGCCGTGGCCGTCACCGCGTTTTGGGAGATGGCGTTTATGGACTGCTCCGCATTCCCCACAACATTTATTACAAATTGAACGTTACCGTTTGACATTTTTTATTACTTTTGCAGCGTTATTGGATACTGGTTATGAAAGTAGGTGCTTCTTTTTGGATATTCATGCTGTTGTCGGTGGCTTCGATTATAACTCTTGTAATTGCCGCCATCCGCATCCGCCGCAGGCAAAAACGTCAGAAAAAGGGTCTGTCCTCCCGGATAATCATCACTGTCAGAAGAGGCTGAGCCGTCACGCCTTTTGCCGCCTCCTTTCATCCTCCCTGACCCATTCCAGCTCCCTGATCCTCATCGCCCATTCCTGATCGTCGAGGCTCTCGGGGTCTTCGATGTGCAGGTAATAACGCAGTTGCGCATCCGCTTTCCTGATGTATTCCCCGGCCCCTATCCTGGCGGACTCTAAAGCTTTTTTATCGCAGCGGCTTTGATGTCTATAAGCGATGCCATCTGGCCGCTTGCGCCCATGAACTTGCCGTCATCGGTGATGATAGTCTCATCGCCGCCGAGTTTGCAGTTTTTCATAAGAGCTTCGATATAGTTGAATCCGCCGTTCTTTGCGGTTGCCGAAGCATAGCTCAGGTCTTTCCTTGTGGGTTTGCGCACATAGAGAACGCCGTCTTCCACGATGATGGCGTACACTTCGCCATGTTCCTCTTTCCAGGCTTCAATTTGTTCTGGTGTCGCCTGTCCAACCATCTGTTTTGTTTCGTCCATGATTTTTTTGTTTATTGACCCCCGCCAAAAGACGGGGGCGTGTTTTACATTTTACGCAGGAAAATGAACGGAAGCGCGTGTTCGCTGTGGTCATCGCCCTGTTTGATTTCCTGAGGTTCTTCGGTGAACTGTACGCCAAGCAGCTTGTCGGTGTGCATGATGTCCCCCTTCAAAGGGTTGCCGTAACAAACCGTGATGTTGATTTGCAGGTCAAGGATCGATTTTGTCGGGCTCGCCTCCTGCAAGGCAAGCAGCTCACTCATGTTCACGGTCAACTCCCCCGAATGGGATTTGTTGCCTTTCTGGATGGCGTAAGGCTCGTTGCCCTTGCCATAAATGGGTGTTTTAGCCTGACTGGTGCTGTACTTCACACCACGTGCGGCGACAAGCAATCTTGTCCCGATAAGGATTGAAACGTCAGACCATTCGTATTCTCTTGTGTCAAACATAATGTCTCCTTTCTTTATGCTGTTGTTTGGAATCCGAGTTCAACTTCGATATAATCGCTGTAACCGTACGGTCTCACCCTCAACGATGCGCCAAGCCTTGATGTGGCGACAATGTTCTGGTCAGGGTTGACGTATGCCACAACACCTGTGTCATTGTCATCTTCCGGATTGACACCGAGATTGCCGACGCTTGTCATCTGGTTGATGATGGCGCTTTCCATCAAAGTCTCAAGGTTCTTTGCGATGGTAGGGTCAATCTTGCCGTCGCCGGTGACTGCGATTTCGTCGCTCACCTGCTCGAGCATGGCGATATAGGCGACGCGGTAAGCCTTGTCGATGGTCCTCCTGCGTGGAATCAGGCAGTAATCATCTGAAGCCGCGGTGGCCAGTTTGTCACCGCTCCAGTAGTAACCGCCTTTGCCGACGAATGTGCGCGGGCAGATGAATCCGGCATCGTGGATAACATCAGGCTGTGCGCTTTCGGCAACGGCAGAGCCGATATACATTGTGGTGGCTTTGATGGCGCCGTTTTTGACGCGCGACACCTTGCGGTGTACCGGGATTCTGGCAATCAGGCCGCCGAGAAGCCCAACGGCGGCGCCTTTCGAGTTCGCCACGGTGTCGCCGATGACGACACAGACGCGGTTGTTTGTGAGCTGCGACAGGTTCGGCAGACTGGCTGCCGTGCCTGTATAGTGGCGGCCTTCAAGGATAACGATGACAGGTGACATAAGGCTTTCTGTAGCCTCTTCAGCCAAGGCTTGCGCCTTGGTTATGGCGGTTTCGACTTTGGTATCGATGGCGTGTGTCGTCGTCGCCGTGTAGCCTGTCGCGTCAGTGACCTTGACAAGGAGGGTGCGTATGTTGCCGGCCGCATACTCGATCAACGGCCATGCATACGGCTTTGTCTTGTCAACAAGGTTTTCTACCGTCACGCTGGCGGCTGCGCCGCGGAGATACAGTTTGGTGCCTTTCGGCGCCGTTTCGTAAAACTCCTTGACGCATTTATATACGTTGGCATTGGGCCCTGTGGATTCCGGGGTGATACCCAACGCCTCAAGCTCCTTGAGCGATGTGATAAGATAGTTGGTGTCAAGGGCAAAGGTGCTTGGCACGGCGACAGCCGTGCAAATCAAGCCGGTGCACCCGTCATCCATCGCCTCCACACCACCGATGGAGCCGTTGGCGAAATTGATTCTTACGTATGGTAAACTCATGTCTCTTGTTTTAATGTCGTTTAATCAGTGTTTGTATGATTATCAAAAGGAACAGGACGGCGGCCACCGCCCACCCTGTCTTCCCGGAAGATGACGGAACCTCTGTGATTCTCTCGACATCCACGGTTTTTGTTATCGTATCAGTGCGCCGCTCGCAAACGGTGTCGTGCACAATGAGCTCGCGCCATAACATGTGCCATCTCTCTTTGATGACGGTGTCAGACTTCTCACGTATAACAACACTGTCAAAAACATATACAGAATCAATCTGCCGGTAGTTCGATGACGCTTCGTCGGAATGAAACTCATTTTGTCGCGCCGCACTCATCGTCTGAATGCTTCTGCATCTCGTTAATGACAGGGCAATTATCACTATGAGGGCAACTGTTAGCCTGTTTGATAACCTTTTGTAGCACATTTACATTTTTTGTTAATCGAATTATATTCACCTTTAACGGCTCGACTATGAACTCTTGGAACGTTGACATAACGTTTCTGTCATTGTCGGCCTTCATGCGTTCAACCTCCGCTTTGGCTTTTTCCGCCTCCGCTTCAGCTTTTCTCACCGTGGCTTTTAGTGTCGCGACTGTCACGATCAATGTTCCGCCAAGTACAAGATTCAGTATAAGACTGATTATTTGAAGCCAGCCATTCATATTCCAAACTCCTTTCTGACATCGAAGCACGGGCAATCCTTACCGGGGTCAAGTTCATTGTGCCCGCAGACATCAGCCCACGGATATTTCGCCTTGAAATCCTTGACGTATGAAAGCAGCGCGTCTTTCTGCGCCTGCGTTCTTGTGTCTTTCGGTTTCCCGTTACGGTCACAACCGCCGACATATACAATATGCCTGCTTGTGCCGTTGTAGCCTCTGGCGCCGTTGGTGACCTCCCATGAATCGACAAATGGGTCTTCGTTGTTATCGACCAGCCTTTCCACCGAGCCGTCAAGATGGATGATGTCGGTATAGCCGACTTGTCTCCACCCACGGCCGACAGGTGCAGGGCTGCAATGCCAACGGCGAATGTCGGCTGCGGTTACCTCCCTGCCTTCAGGGGTGGCGGTGCAATGGATGACAAGTCGTTCTATGCGTTTCATCTTTCAACTCGTTTATGGGGTCACCTGATAGATAACGGCCACGCCTTTCTTGTCGTTGCGGATATACTTGCCACCGGCACGTACAAGTGCGCTCATGACATCGCCATAGTAAAGGGCGTCCTTCTCGTTTTCAAACAGCTCATGGTTACCCAATGCACGGCTGACGCAGTCTTCCTGCCATGCAAGACCGGCAGCCGAGTCGGTTGCCCCTGCGCTTGATGGCATGGAAGTGCCGGCTGCGACAACACGGAAGACAGTTGAACGCATGTAGAAGTCGAAGCCGTAAAGCTTGCCGACGACACCGCGCTGCGCGTCAACGGAGGCGTTGAAGGCGGCTGCCTCGCTTTCGCTCAGGCTCGCCAGAAGCTGGTTGTACATTACGGCGTCAAGAAGGATGCAGCGGCCTTCCTGCGGGACATCGTCAAGGTCAAAGAGGTTCTTGACGGCGAGGACATCCGCTTTGGTCATTGCCTGGCGGTTGCCCGTGGTCGTTGCGAGGTGTGACGGGGTCGCCGCGCCTGATGTGCCGACTTTCGCATAGCCCGACGGCACCCATGACAGGGCGAGGTCTATGTGGACGATGTCAGCCAGAGCAGACTTCATCTGCTTCAGGACGCTTTCTCTCTTGTTGTAGGAAAGTTCAACCTGTTCGGCGTTCTGGATATGCACCGGGTTGGTCGAGTACTCGTTGATGTCGTACGTCAGGTCGTAGTCGGTGCGCTGGGAAGCCGATGCCGGGAATACGGAACGGTTTTTCGTTACTGATGGTGCGCTACCTGCGTTAGGCACGTGAACGGTTTTGTTGGTCACGAATGCCGAGTGGTCGATTGATCTTGCAGCGAACGTGTTGCTCGCAAACAGGAGTTCAACAATACTGTTGAGCCAGATTTGTCTCTGTAGTGCCATGTTGTTAGTGTTTTTCGTTAAACTTCTCTTGGTATTTCTGATTGTAGATCTCCGGGAATTTCGTCTTGAGTTCATACAGGCGGTCCGCCTTGTCAAGCTCATCCCAGCTCATCTTGCACAGGTTGCCGGCCTCTGTTCCGGAAGGTGCGGCCTCCATGGGTTTCCTGTCAGGCAGTGAGGCCAATACGGCTTTTGTGCCCTCATGGTCAAGCTCAAAGAGCTTTTCAAAGTGCGGTTTCGCTTTTGCGTCGATGCGGCCTTTTTTGACCGCTTCATTCAGCAAACTTTCCATCTCATTCTTTTTTGCTGCAGCTTCAGCCTCTTCATGTCTTTTAAGTCTGAGCTTCAGTGATGCGTTCTCGTCGGTCAATGTTTTGATTCTGTCATCCTTCAACTGGATGGCATCAACGCATGACTGCGAGTCGGCATTCTCGGATAGACCGAGTTTCAATGCGATTTCTTTTGACATATTATTGATTTTAGGCCCTATTGCCAGATTCGGCAACTCGGACAGGTTAACAATTTCGCTGTTGTCATCATACAAAACAACCGTGGCGTTTGGGTTCGACGGTATGTCGCAGATGGATATTTCCAGCAGCAGGCTTTTTATTACGGTGGCGGTTGTCTGACCCTCTTTCAGCAACGACGGCTCCGAAGACCATTCCAACGCCCTGAAACCCATCGAACATGCGCTGAGTATCCCGGCTTCGTACTTCTGCTTGATCTTGGCCGCGAACTCATCGTTCTCGTCAAAAACAGGTTCACCTGTCAACACGCCGTTCTCAACACGCAGATCCTTCCATTTCCCGATTGGAAGCTGGTCGTGCACCGTGCCCCCGCCATAGCGGTTGTGGTTGTAAAGCATCACCGGGTTCCTCGAAAAAACCTCCAGATTAATGCCGTCGGTCTTCACCCAGAATCCGTAACTGTTGATGCTCTCATCGCTTATTACAATTCGTTTCATAGCTGTTTTTCGCTGTTTTTCGCTGCAAAAGTCCCGCTTTTCACACAATGCGACAAAAAGCGTGAACATTTTATTCACACTTTTTTATAAATCAAATGTTTAGATGGAATTTTGCAGCACAAAACTCACAAAAAATGGCTTCAAGAAAAGAAATGACAGAGAAAAAGGCACAGGCTTACCGCCTCTTTATGGCGGGAGCGTCACAAAAAGAGATTGCCGAACAATGCGGCCTGACCGAAACGACGGTGTCGCGCTGGGTCAACGGCGAAGGATGGAGGGACCGGCTCGCCGAGGAGAAGACCTCCAGCGTGGAGCTGGCAAACTCCATGATGCTCGCCGCCAAGAAAATGACAGAGGTCATCATCACCGAAATAAACAAGCCCGAATACAACATTGACGCCATAACAAAATGTTCCGACAATGTTGTCAAGATAATGGCGAGCGCCGAACGCATCGCCAACACCATAAACAAGGCGACGGTCATCGATGTTCTGACATCACTTGACAGATGGCTGCTTGAACGTTCCAAAACGGACAAGAACCTCACCCCTGAATTGCTGTCCGTCATCAACCGTTACCACCAGGAGTACATTATTCACATCCAAAACCGCAGCTGACCATGGCAAACGCCGCCAGAAGGAAACAACAGGAAGCCGAATGGCTGGAATTGTGCTCGCGCATACAAGCCGCCACATCAACATTGGCTGGTGTCACGTCGCCTGACCGTGACAAGCGCATTGCCAAAGCCCGCAAGGATTACGACTGTTTCGTCAAGACCTACTACCCGCACCTTGCAGCCAAACCGACTTCCAAGTTCCAGAAAGAGGCGGCCAACTATGTGCTTAAAAACGACAGGGCGCGTGCCGTCTTCGAATGGGCGCGCGGACATGCGAAGTCAACGCATATCTCCATGATGATACCGATGTGGATATTGTCGCAGGAGAGCCACACACCGCTGACGATGGTGCTTGTCTCCAAATCGCAGGATGCCGCCAAACAGCTTCTGGCAGACCTCCAGGCGGAGTTTGAATCCAATGAGCTCTACAAAACCGATTATGACATCAGGCGCGGTGACGGCATCTGGAGCGACGGGCGTTTCTCGACATCAGACGGCTCAATGTTCATTGCTCTCGGCCGCGGCCAGTCCCCGCGTGGCATCAAGAAATCAGGCCGCCGTGTCAATTACATCGTAATCGACGACATTGACGATGACGAAATGGTTCTCAACCCCGCACGTGTGGAGAAAACGACCGACTGGTGCCTGTCGGCCCTGTACGGTACTATGGACGCAGGCCGCGGACGTTTCGTGCTTGTCGGCAACCGTATAGGCAAAAAATCAGTACTCGGCAACATAGCCGAACGCCCGGGTTTCCACCACACCGTTGTCAACATCCTTGACAAACAGGGCAACCCGTCATGGAAAGAGAACTTCACCAAAAAAGAGGTTGAACAGATGCGCCTTGAGATCGGGGAAAGACGTTTCCAGAAGGAGTACATGAACAACCCCGTCAACGAAGGCACGATATTCGAAAAGAAATATATCCGTTACGGCAAGATGCTCCCGTTGCGCCAGTACCGCGCAATCGTGGCGTACACCGACCCTTCGTTCAAGGCGTCATCGACAAACGACTACAAAGCCACAATGCTTGTGGGCATCACGAAAGAAGGCGCATACCACGTATTACGCGCATTCGCCGACCAGACCAAAGTAACCGTCATGGTCGGGTGGCACTACGAAATAAGGTCGTTCATCGGCGACACCCCCATCAAATATTACATGGAGGCCAACTTCATCCAGGACATGATTCTCGACGAGTTCAAGCGCGTCGGCGGTGAGGTTGGTGTCCAGATACCCATCATCGGCGACAGGCGCAGCAAGCCGGACAAATTCGCGCGTATCGAGGCTATGCAGCCTTTGTTCCAACGCGGCGAAGTCGTCTTCAACGAAGACTGCAAAGGCGAACAGGGATTTGAGGTGCTCGAGGAGCAGCTGCTGCTGTTTGAGAAAGGCTCGAAAGTCCATGACGACGCACCGGACGCCCTTGAGGGTGCGATATGGATATTGTCTAACAGAATAAGAATCAGCGACAGCCGCTATGTTGTGGGACGTCGCGCAAATTGGAAATACTAATGTCATTCATCACAGTAGAAGAAATGAAGACCGTCATCTATGAACACGTCATGGATGACATATCGGCCGAAGACGACGCTACGGTACAGCAGTGCATCGAAGCCGCCACCGAAGAAATGGAGGCTTACCTGTCAAGCCGCTATGATGTCGCCGCCATATTCTCAGCCACTGGCGACGACCGCAACAAGCTCATCCTTGAGAACACCAAAGTCATTGCGGTATGGAATCTCATCAGCCTCTCCAACTCGGAACTGATCTACGAGCAGTGGAAGGACCGCTACGACCGTGTCATCAGCTTTATGGAAAAAGTGGCGGACGGCACCCTCACACCGGTGCTGCCGATCGCAGCCGACGACGACGGCACACCGCTGATCAAGGCGCGTTTCGGCTCAAACCCCAAGTTCAACCACAATTACAATTAAAACCATGTCTTTCGATTTGTTTAAATTCTTCGGCGCGGGAGAGACCGCAGCCGCCGAAAAGTCCGGGCGTCTTTCGAGGTCGGAAAAAAGAACCGCCATGCGTGTGATACGCAGGCAGGAGGCCATTGTCAGGCAGGATATAGCCAGATGGCGGTCGGCCCGCCTCGAGGCGACAAGAACCGACGAACCGCGCCAGCATCTTCTCCAGACATTATACGATGAAGTGATGCTCGACGCCAAAATGACTTCACAGATAGGGCTGCGCATCAGCAAATCGCAGTCGGCCGACTGGGCGATGAAGAGCGGCGACACTATCGACGAAGAGGCCACAAAGAACTTGCAGGACACCTGCATCTACGACAAACTCGCACGGTATATCGTCGAAGCCAAGTTCTACGGCCATTCCGTGGTGCAGTTCTCATTCGACAAGAACGGAAACCCCGACCTGGAGCTTGTGCCGCGCCGGAACATATCGCCCGCGACCGGTTATTTCTACCCGGATGTTTACAGCTTCGAGAAAGAACCTTACCGCGACCGCCCTGATTTCGGACGGTGGATCCTCGAATTCTGTCCGGACAAGTTCGACCTCGGCCTTCTCAACAAAGCAACGCCATACGTCCTGATGAAGAAGTTCGCGCTGAGCTGCTGGAGCGAGCTGTGCGAAATCTACGGCATCCCGCCCCGTGTCATGAAGACGAACACATCGGACACCGCCATGCTTGACCGCGCGGAGCTGATGATGAAGGAGATCGGATCAGCCGCCTATTTCATCATCGACACCGAAGAGGATTTTGAGTTCGCCGAAGCCAGCAACACCAACGGCGATGTATATAAGAACTTCATCTCAACCTGCGACGAACAGATGTCGCTCCTGAACCTCGGCGCCGTCCTCGGACAGGACACCATCAACGGCAACCGCTCCAAAGAGGAGTCATCCACCGACCTCATGGAGATTGTCGTCGAGGCAGACAAAAGGCAGATCCAGTATTATATCAACCAGGTTGCCATACCCGCTCTCGAAAGCCTCGGCATAATCAAACCGGGGCTGCGTTTTGAGTTCGCCAAAGCCACCGACACCGAAAGACTCTGGAACATGGTCTTCCAGGCTTCAGCCTATTATGAATTCGATGTCGAATGGCTGAAGCAGACATTCGGCATGGAGATCACGGGGCCTCGCATGGCTACCACCAACCAGAATGAGGGGCTGAAGTTCAATTTTTTCGGCTGAGCCCCTTCTACAAGGGGCTGCACAATGCCATCCGGGAACTGTACGGCAATGACGCGGTGACTCTTTCAGATGATGATAAAAAGATTTTCAACAGGGTTTCAAACGCCTTTCAAACAGCCGCCAAATGGCTGTACGACAAAAAAACTTTCACGCCAGACATGTTGTCAGAACCGGAACCGGTTGAGCTGATTAAGGCTACACATGATGTGCTTGCCTCCGAACTGTCCGCAATCGGGCTCAAGATTCCGGCTGAGATAACACAGACACTGGATGACAATATTTTCCTGTTCTCAGGGTTTAAGACTTACCACGAAATGAACGACGCCTCGCGTCTCCTGAAAGACGATGACGGTGGATTCAAGCCTTTCGGCTCTTTCCTTCAGGACATCCAATCGATAGACTCGCAATACAACCAGAACTATCTTTATGCCGAATACAATTTTGCCAAAGCAAGTACGCAAATGGCCGTGAAATGGCATGATATAGAAAAGGACGGCGATGATTACAACCTGCAATACCGCACGGCTTCCGACGGTCTTGTTCGCCCGGAACATGCAGCCCTCGAGGGGGTGACGCTTCCGCCTTCAGACAAGTTCTGGAACGAATACTACCCGCCCAACGGATGGAACTGCAGATGCACCGCCGTGCAGGTGCTCAAAGACAAATACGCCGCAAGCGATTCGGACCAGGCGTGCGCGGCGGGTGAACGCGCCACCACACAGATAGGCAAAAACGGCGCGAACAAAGCCGAAATGTTCCGCTTCAACCCCGGCAAGGCCGGCAAGATCTTCCCTCCGAAGCATCCGTACTACAAAGCACCGGCAAGCGCCAAAAAAGCGGTGGCCAATGCAACCAATGTGGCGTCAAACCCATACCAGCTGAACGCCAAGACAATCAAAGAGGCGGAACAGGAAATCGCCAACAAACTCGGTGTGACCTGTAATTTCAAAGGCTTCACGAAAGCCGACCTCGGGCAGATTCAGGACATTTACAACAGTGTAGCGTTACATCTGGACAAATACCCGGCATTAAGCAAAAACATCAAGTTTGTCGGCTCAATGCAAGGCAGAAAAGCGCTGTTCTATGACAAATTCTATGCGGAGCTGAAAGCGAAGTACCCGAACACTCCGGATGCAACAATCCAAAAGTATGCAAGGAGATACGCCAATATGTACGCCTCAATACCTTCAAACGCTTACGCTTATTCAGCGCCAAGCACGAAGTTTGATTTGAACGGCGTGGCGTTCAACGCCAATTACAAGGGCACCAAAGTGCAAGCTACACTGGATGCCGACGTACTGGCGCAATGGCATCCTGACAGCTGCAACACCATCAAAGCCGTATTTGACCACGAACTCGGCCATAAAATAGACGAATCAATAGGATTGAGGAATGACCCCGAATATCTTAAAATATTCAACGATGCCGCCCAACAAGGCAAGGATTACATTAAAAACAACCTTTCGGAATACGCATACAAACAGTCCAGCGTATCAGGCAGTTATGACCCCAAAGCCGAGTTCATAGCCGAAGCCTGGAGCGAATACCTTAACAACCCGACACCGCGATCGCTTTCAAAAAGCGTAGGTGACTTGATAGCCAAGAAAATAAACTGGAAATGACGGGACTATTCAACGGCATAGACATTGGTGAACTGGCGTTCTTCTTTCGTCGCGAAAGTAAAATTGCCTTTCTGACCCTCAAGAAGCATGTTGTGCTTTTCGGCATCAAGCACAATATCCATTGGAATAGTGTCAAAGGCCCTGCATTTGCACCCACCAATAAAGTGGATACATTGCTCGCACCCGAACGGGACAGACGTTTTATTATCTATAAGATGTGACATATTGACTGCAAAAGTACAAACTTTTTTTAACATACAACAAAAAAAATAAAAAAATGATAGACCTGCGGAAAAAAATCCTGAATGACCTGCGCGTGGAGCTGTCGGAAGAGTTTGACAGGAACTTCCAGCGCAAGGCTTTTTTCGACAGAAGCTGGCCGCCGCGCAAGATGAACCGACCGGGGTCATTGCTCATGGTCACAGGTACGTTGCGCCGCTCCATCAGATGTCAGGTCAACGCCGACAGTGTCATGTGGGAATCGTCCGAAAAATATGCGTCATTGCATAACGACGGCGGAACCCTGACGGTGACCGCGAAGATGAAGCGTTTTTTCTGGTACAAATATAAAGCCACCAATGATGAAAGCTGGAAATGGATGGCGCTTATGAAAACAGGCACTGTCATCACCATACCGCAGAGACAGTTTCTCGGCGACCACCCTCAAGTAAGGAAAACCGCCGAAAGAATAATAAATGACAACCTGCAAAATGCGGCGAACGCCATCATCAAGAACTTCAAGCCCTAACCGATGTACTCCATCTGGTTGGTCGAGCCCTTGAAAATATATCCGCACTGGTTCTCAATCTCCATCTCCTCAAGCGGCAGCATGTTCCGCTTGCCGAATGTCTGTTCGGCGATGGTCATGAACTCGACGATGTACATGTATGAGCCGTGGAATTCATAAGCCTTGTTTTTGCCCGTCGGGTTGCCTTCCTCGTCACGTTCCTCGATTCCTATGAGACACTTTATCCAGTTCGGATTGCCCTTTGCATCCGATTTCATCTCATAGTCGTAGATGGTGAACTGTTTCCCCTCTAATTCTTTCGGCGCTATGTTGGGCGCATCAAGCTTGCGGTTGATCTTGATTTTCTCTGTGAGTTGTCTGAGTTTCATTTTCCGTTCTATTTTAAGCATTAGATTATATCCGTCGGCATGGCTGAGAAGTCCGTAATAGCTCGCCCACGAATCGTCATTCTTGCACCTTGCGGCGCGGTCGCGTATGTTGCGGCGCAAGGTGGTGTAGCCTTTGTCGTGGCTTGTTTTGGTGGCATCCGTATTTCGCCTCACCACATAGCCGCAGAACGATATTTCCTTGTCGAGCGGCTGCAGGCGTATTGATGCTGCCTTGGCGCGAAGCTGCAGCTTGTACCACCAGAAGTTCTGGACCCGCCATTTCAGTTGGTTGGCTTCGTCCTTCGTGTAAGTTGCAAAAAAGCAGTCGTCGGCATAGCGTAGCGAGAATGGGGCTGCCTGTTTGCTCCAATGGTCGAACTCGAGCATCACGACGTGATGCATAAGAGGCGATGTCGGCGTGCCGATTGGAAGGTGTCCGTTCACGAATCCCACCACGATGCCGAACTCTATCAGCTCCCTGTCGTCAGTTATCTTGCGCATCGCCTTGCGGAATACCTTCGGCGTGATATGTTCGTAGCATTTGCGCTGGTCTATTATAAGGCTGTACCGCAAATCACGGCGGTCGTACATCAGGTGCTTAAGCCTGTGAATGACCGAATTTTTTTGTCCGACGATGTTATTCCGCAGCCTGGCTTGCAGTTGACGCCGTTGTAGTTGTCATGCTTGTCGTAAATCGGTTGTGTCAGGCAGTTGAAAAGGTGCTGCAGTACGAATGTGAACAGGAAAGGCGAATCTATCTTCCTCACTTTCCCGTTTGGATTTGTTTTTGTAAGTTTCCTGTATCTGATTTGGTTCTTGTACTCTCCGCTCGCTATGGAAACCATGACCGAATTGGCATAGGCATTCCTGTTGGCCATCATGTAGTCAGCTTGCCTTTTGTCGCTGTGCCCCTTGGCGGCCTTATCCATCGCTGCAAGCACAATTTCCTTTGTCACATTCATAACTCCATTTCAAGTTTGAGCTTTTGGCAAGGCACGGGCATCTCTTCCCTGTCTTGCCACCGTCATCCATCACCGACGGCTGGTCTTTTGTTTCTGCCGCTTCCGGGCAAGGCCGATGGGTGTTTATATCTTTCGATTGCTCAATCTTCAGCAGAACCGCAATAGTAAGTGTTCGTGTTGCCTGCGGAGTTGTTCGCATTCAGATAACGAGCCGACAAGTTGCTGTTGTTAGCGTTGTTGCCTGAACGGACACCCACCCGTCGTCCTTTTTTTTGTCCTCGCGCCTTCAGCGGTCCCGGTCACTATGCCGGACTTGTGCGCTGCGACGCTGCAAAATTAGTCAAATTTATTTTAACTTTTAAAAAAAAACCGCCTCATGGCGGTTTTTAATGTCCCGGGCGATTGCATCGCCCTTGCAGTTGCTGCGCAACGTTGCACTCATTGCACGTCAAGCAAAACTTGAGCAGAACCGCAATAGTAAGTGCTCGTGCTGCCTGCGGAGCTGCCCGCATCCAGAAAACGAGCCGACAAGTGGCCGTAGTCAGCGTAGGTGCCTGAACGGACACCCACCCGCGTGCGTTTACCGGCCGAACCCCATCTGTTCGACATGTAGCTGTAGCCGCATTCGCCTTTGGAAATCGTCCCGCCTTGCGAAACAGGAAGCGGCGTGTTCGGCAATCTCCTCCTTGTGTAACCGTTGGCTCTTGTAACTATTGACCCCGCAAAATGGTACAAGCCCTCAAACTGGAATTTGCTTCCGATGTCAATATCTTTACTGTTTTCGTTCACCCACTTCGTCTGGTCTGGCTCAATGTACGCTTTCAGTTCGTAACCGTAACTGCCGCTGGCAGGTGCTGTCTCGCACTCGCCGACGATTTCGCAACCGCCGCCCCAATATGGGCCGCCGTCACCGCTCATATTGCAGCCGAGCATCAATCCGGTGCAAAGCACACATTCCACATCGAAATCTTGTGCCGTGCCGTCTGCATTGTATGCGCTGAATGTGCCTTTCACTGTTTTGTATGAACGGCAGTTCATTTCACCCTGTGCCACCGTCTTCGGATTGAATGTTCCTGATGGGGTTACGTTCTCATATCTCCATTCGCAGCCGTTGAATATGTAAGTTTCTCCAGCTGCGATTCCGAACTCTACGGCAAACGAAACGGCTATCTGGTCTTCCAGCACCTTGCTGTGGAATGAATAGTTGTTCAGTGTGGCAACCATCACCTCCTTGCCGCCTGTCGCATTCTTGTAGATTCCGTGAGTGTTGCCACCCCATGAGGAATAGCCCCATTCAGAGTCCTCGCTCTTTTTCCATCGCACGCCGCCATACACGCTGATTGTAGTCTCGTTTGTAGCTGCATTGTTGCTGTTGATGCCGCCCGAAAATCTTGTTGCGGCGCAAAGGTTCTTTGTCCCCATCGCGGTCTCGATGCAACGAAGGAACGTGTTGCGTGCGTGCCAGCCTCCTTCTGCCACCGGGAAAGGAGCGGTTGTGTCGCTGTTGTTGTTCCGCGCGTAAGTCTTGGATCCGATTTGCGAAACGATGTACGGATAGTGCCCGTTCCCATAGAACAGTTCGCAATCCGTGGCCAATCCCTTGTAGCCTGTCGTACCGCTCAAATCCGATGGATAGTTGAAGAAGAAGCATCTGCTTTTCACCGTGCCGTTGTCGGAAATTGCCGTAATCGGCGATGGGCAGATGCCTGTCGGTTTCAGTGCGTACATCTTCAGGTCCGCTCCGTCCCAGAAATTGCAGTTGCTCCCAAGGATGCCGTTCCATTCCTTCCCGCTGGCGCCGATCAGATTATCCAGCAGATACACCTCGTCCTTGCGCCCGACAAAGATGGAATATTTCTTTTCAACCGTCTCCCAAGGCATGAGGTAGTGGGAGACTTCCGTATATGTGGTCACATCGTCAACTGTCACGGCTTTGTACAGTTTCGGGTGGTTCAGTCTCTTCACGCCGTCTTCTGTCACAATGGAGCAGAGCGCGAGGAAGGCCCCGGGGTCGAACGCACCTGAAGCGCAGTATTGCGTCTGCCCTTCGTCGTCGCTGTAGAGTGCGTTGGCCATGCACTCGTCACGCATCGCCGCGGTTATGCCGACAACGGGGGCCCAGTTCCCGTATATGTCCCTGAGCCAGTTGCTCTTCTTCAGCTCCATCACCGGGCGTTTCTTGGTCTCGCCTTCAACGGCGGTCATATCGACAAGGAACGGCCGCCAGTCCATCGCCCATTCCTTATTGCCGAACACTGCGAGTGCATCCGGGTTGTCTTGAGCCGCCGGCGACGCTGTATTGGCGTTTTCAAGCCACTCGCCGACGCAGTAGTTCGGCTGCATGAGCTTCAGAAGGTCTAATTCGGCGGAAGCCTTCTTGAAATCAGCAATGACGGCGCGTGTGGTATCCTTGAAACCGCGCATGTATGAAATGACGATGGCGCCTGAAGCGTAACCGCCGCCGATAACCTCTTCAGTACCCATGTCATCAGGCTTTTTGCCGGTCGGGTTGATGCTGTGTGTCCCGGTGACAGGTGTAGCCATCTGATAGTCAACATACTTCCCGGCAAACGCTGTGGCAGGTATGATTTGCTCCGCGGACTCATAAATGAGGTCGTAACCAGCGACGGCTATGCCCTCAACATCCGAACGGACAAGGGCATCGCGCATAGCCGCATAAGTTCCGGTGGTCGGCAGAGATGCGCTGTAACGGTATCCGGAAACGATAGGTTCTTCACCGTCAACGGATTCACTGTTAATCACCTCCTCAGTCCATGTAAGGCCTGTCAGAAGCTGTGACGCGATATTGCGCTCATACGTTCCGCCGCCTTCAGGATAAATAATAACATTGTCGAAGATGCCGCCGTTGCCCTGTTCGATGCCGCGTAAGACGATGCAGGTCTTGCCGTTGACCGTCTCTGTCTGGAACTTCGACGTGAGCGCGGACACGGCCAGTGATATTTCCGCAGGCGACGAATATGCCGAGAACTCGCCGTAGTCCTTGCTCCATGCAAGATGGGCGCTAAGTTCCGAAAGGTTCGTATCACCGGCGACCTCCACAATCATGTATCCCTCAACAGGTACATAAAATCGCTCCGGATGGCCGCTGAACACATGTTCGGTGACGGCTGTGACTTCGGTGCCGACAGCCGGCAGTGTGGCGGAGTGCCAGACACCGACAACCGTGCCGTCGCCGACCTTCTTGTTGTTGCCGCCGCCGTCTGTCAGAAGATAGCCGTTGCTCTTTTCGGCTGTCCCGTATTCACCAACCTCACACTTCGGGCATCTGATGATGCAGAGCTTGTGCTGCCCCGACACGATGGTGCCTTCAGTCACTGCACCGAGAATGTAACCGCTCGTCTTGCCCAAAGCCCATGCCGACGGGTCAAGCTGGTTTTTCCTGTTCCATCTGAGGGCGTTGATTTTGAAAGCCTTGTCTTCAGTGTCACCGCAGCCTCCGATAATCTGTAACAGCAGCGCGTCATTGCCGCTGTCGACACTCTCGCTGCCAGCCGTGGTACGCACGACAAATTTGTCGGCAACCTCAACCCTGTCGTTGAGGCTTACGATGTCACCGGCGACAAGCTCTTCATACGTGCCTTTAGTATTCGCCTTCGCGCTGAAACGCGCCTCACCGGCCGCCGACAGGTCGTTCAGATCTTTGCTGGCTTTTGTCTGCGCCAGCTTCTTTCCCATCTGGGCGCTGAGCGCTTTTTCAGCGCCGCCGTCGTTGAGGTTGTTGACTACCTCAAGTTCGCCTTCCCCACCCTGGTAGCCGCTGTTGCCTTGGAGGGAGGCAAGGAAATCCGCCTCGCTCCCGGTGTTGCCCTGGTCAAGCCAAATCTCATAGGCCGACCTTCCTTCGTTCAAGTTGATTGCCTCGCTCATTTCGATAACATTTTGATGGTTGTTAATTCGCCGCCCGCAGCACCCACGACAAGACGGAGCCAGATGCCTTCCGGAAGTATGTTTTCGTTCCACATCTGTTCGCCCTGACCTTCATCGAGCATGATGGATGACCTTGGAACATCCGACCACACGCGGCATTCAACGGATTGCTGAAGCTTGGCTGTCGGCGTACCGGTTAAATTGGAGAATGTGGCAACGAATGTCGTATTCTTGCCGTCTTTTTGGAAAGCCTCGGATACATAACCCGTTTCAAGGCTTTCATTCAGTGTTTTTGTGTTTAAACCCATGTCTTTTAATTTTAAATTGGTTTTTTATTGTTGTCCGGTGTGTGGGGAAAACTCAACGTCAACCCCGACACCTCCGATGGCCATTTTGGTCTGTGCCGCAGGCGGCTCTTTCCATTGTGTCTTGTATGTGATGGCATAGCACTCATATTTAAGGCCGTTTTCCTGTTTGTAGAAGCCCCTCCTAACAAGTGGCGCGTATTCGCTGGGCGTGTGCAAGCCGTTGAACCCGTTAAGGGCAAGATGTACCGCGTCGCACAGCTCAAGAGTGGTGTAGCTGTTGTTTTTGGCCGTTGACGGCGCATGGGCGCTCGACGAGTTGGTGCGCTGGTTGGCGACCTTGACGGTGAACGTCCCCGATGCGAGCTGCCACCCTGCTGACAAATCGGTGTAATCGACACCAGTTATGTCAATGAGGGCGCAAGGGAAGCCGACCGCAGGATTATCCTTGTCAAGTTGCCCCCAGTCCTTATCCACATATTTAAGCTGTGGCAAGGCTAACGGCAATGCGGCCACAATGTCTTTTAATATCATAGTCTTTTTCATAAGTCAAATAGTGTTAGTTGGTTTGGATCGTCTTTTTCCTCTTCGTTTTCTTTCGGCAAAGGTGTTGATATATACCTCAACATTGTATGATAGCACATCGGATACACCGGGTTGACATATAAACGCCACACCTGATAGTAGTTCTTTGACTGGCAGCCTGGCTCATAGTGCTCCTGCACTATGCGACATACCAGCCTGACCCGGTTCAAATAGTTCCGATGATGTTTCCGTTTGCCCATTTTAATCATTGTATGGTCTGATATTTATGATGACAGTCTTTATCTTTATCACCCTGCCGCTGCCATTGCACACCGGGCAGCGGTCTTCCGGACGTAACAGCGATTCCCCGTCCGCCACGCCTGTCCCGTGGCAGTTGCGGCATACCTCGATGCGCGGCTGCTGGGTGTAATTCCTGGTCTTTTCCGATATTTCTGTATTGTCTTTCATTGATGCTTGTTTTTATTGATTTGCTCTGTGTAATGTCTCACCGCCTCGCGGTGAAGTTCCATCTCCTTTTCCTTCGCCAGCTCCGCCAGACGCGGCGTGTTGCTGTCGTATTGTCGCGACTTCTCGATGTTGTACCGCACGTATTCCTGCGTCTTCTCGGCGAAGTACTCCTCAAACCAGTTCAGTATGTCGGCGCAGCCGAA